GGCCAGTCCGAGCAGCAGGCCGGCGATGACGGCGCTGTAGAGCCCGCTCGTGGCCCACAGATAGGCGCCGACATTGAGCAGCACGGCGACCACGACAGCCGCCAGCAGGCTCCACTTGCCGGTGACGCCGAAACTCTTGCACAGGGTCACGATAGCGACGATGGCCGGCACGCTTAGTACGGTGTTCAGAGTGTCCATCTCACCTCCCCCGTTTCTCGCATCCTACACGTGCGCGCGGTCTGGTCGTTCTCACTTCGGCCTACCGATGACGACGACCTCACTCCGGTGCCGCCGCGTGTTGGCGACCATGCCGCCGTTCGCGTTCTGTCCCTTGGGTGATGTGTTGCCGCCCACGCAGCGCAGATAGTCGCCCTCGCGCCGGATGACGACCTCGATGTGCTGCGAACCCCAGAGCGTCACGAGGTCGCCGGCGCGCGCGTTTGCGAACGGCACCTGCTTCCAGCCCAGCCCGCCGCGTATGGCCAGCGTCCAGCTCGGCACCCAGGCCGGCACCGGCGCGAGCTTGCCCTTGTAGCCGGCGGTGCGATAGCACCACGACGCGAACGAGGCGCACCATGGCTGATGGTAGGCGCCGGTCACGGCCTGATACTGACTTACGCGCGGCCCGTAGTTGGAGTTCGGCGGCTGTTCCTTCACACCGACCTCGCGTAGCGCCGCGTTGGCGACCTTCTCCGCCAGCGAGAACACGCCGAGGAAGGCGCACAGCTCGGCCGTCTTGCGCGTGGTCGTCTTGATCTTCTTGGTGCGGTGCGAGATGCGCCATGCCAGCGTGCGCGCCGCCGGACCCCACTTGTCATTGCCGGCGTTGAGTCCAGGACCGACCTTGATCGGCGGCTTGTGACGCCGCGCGTAGTCGACCATGGCGCGCTTGACTCGCTGGTTGCTCGGCAGGACCATGCTCACCTCACCGCCTGGAAGATTACGCCGATGACCGCCACGATCGCCGCGCCGAGCGTTGTGCGGCTCAGCCAAACCATGTTGTTCATCTGCTCCTCAAGCGCGACCATGCGCAGCTTGAGTCCGTTGCCGGAGTTGCCGTAGACGGTCTCCTCAAGATCGGAGACGCGCCTGCACGGCGAGCGGTCTTCGTCCAGCACCTCGCGGATGGCATCTTCCATCTCTTCGCGCACGACGTGGCGCAGCGCCCATGTCTGCTCACTCGTGAAGCCCGGTATCGACTGTGGACTGTGTGCTTGTGCGGTCATCGGCTGCTCCAGGTATCAGATGCCGACGCGCGCGGCACCAGGGGCGTGCATGTCTCTACCAGCACGATGCACCAACGGCAGCGGCTTGTCGTTTCTCGCTCACCCGCATCGCCTGGTGGCACGTCGCATATCCATCATGCCCCGCCGGTATCGACAGGCACAAAACCGCCCACCTCAGACATCACGAGCAGGCTTGCATCAGCCCAGGCTAGCCCGGTCCAGCGCCTCATCTTGCAGGGCCGCCAGCCGCTCCCATCCCAGCGTCTCAGCACGGCTGCGTAATGCATCGCTGGGGCCTCGAAGAAGCCGCCGGCGATGGCGGCCGCAGCCCCATTCTGCCTGCGTATGAGGCCAGTTCTGGGGCGCGGCGAGCGCCCCCGGCGCCATACATCAGCCATTGGCGATCTCGATATCGACGTATGGCAGCCCCACGGCGGTGGAGTCAGCCGCCAAGCTCATGAACAAGGCAGAGTCGGCGAAGACCTCCGGCATCCCGATGCCGAGCAGGTCAAGGATGCCGCCGCCGTTCGCCGATGCGACGCGGAAGATGCCCAGCAGGCGCAAGACGCTGACCTCGAAGCAAGCGTTGCCTGCTGTGGCGACAGACCCTCTTACCCGGGTGATCTTCTGGACGCCTGAATCGCCCGCCGCCAATGGAAGCTGCCACATCCGACCGACCGCAGGCGCGGCGCCGATGCCGACCGCTCCGGTGTCGCCGGCGTCACCGCCCTGGTCCAAGTAGTTGACCTGCACGGCCAGGTTGCCGGTCGGGGCGACCAGCGTCTTGACCCATATCTGGAGCCCGCCGTAGTCGTTGCCTCCAGGCACGCGGCTTGCGAAGGACGGCTGGTCGGAGAGGTTCACATCGGCGTTGTAGTCGTAGCCGCCGCAGCGGAAGAGCTCATCATAGAGGCGCAGCGTGCAGGCTACGGAGCTGGTGTACTCGACGCGCGTGATGTAACCCTTGGCGTCGACCCCGAAGCTGTTGATGCTCGGGTATCCGGCCAGCACGTCGGTCGGGACGATACCGTTGGCCGTGTTGCCGGCCGCCTCCGTCCCGGCACCAGGATTGCCGGCCACGCCGAAGACACTGTACGGCATCGCCGCGACGAGGGTCCGCGTGCCGGTCTTGTTCCAGTTGACGCGTTGCTTCGGCGCGGCTATGTACTGGTCAAGCGAGCTGATTGCCATCGCACAGGCTCCTCATGACGTATCGACCCAGAGGTCTCCTACCTCGGGGTCGCTAGGCTCCGAATCTGAGACGGTCAGGGTCGTCAGGCCGATGAAGGCGGTCGCCTTGAGCAGGTTCTCTTCATCGTCGAGCCGCGGGTCGCTGTCTGAATCGCTGGCCGTCGAGCCGCTTGTCCAGATCCGGTATCTCATTTCTTGCCCTTCGGCCGCTTGCGCGCCTGGAGCTGCTGCCGTGCCAGCATCCTGTCGAAGCGGCTGGAGCGCTGCCCCAGCGTGAGAGTCACCTCGCGTGCCGCGAGCCTGCCGGTGACGTGCTCGATCATCTGCGGGCCGAAGTCAGTGTCCACGTTCTGGAGCATCATGCCGGGACGGATATGCAGCGCCTCGATGGTCGAGCCGTCGGCGAGGTGGACCGGGCCGGTGAGCACGAGCGTGCCGGTCGGGCGCGGCCATAGGTGGTCGGCCAGATAGGCGTCTACTATCTGTTGCGCGTCGTTCACGGTACGGTCGCGCAAGTCGAGGAACTTCGTCTGGTAGTGCGTCCCGAGCGGACCATCGGGCTCGGATGCGATGTAGCAGTTCGCGTGGCCGTCCTTGGTGCGCACGTAAGCGACCACCCGGTTACAGAGCTCGCGCCGGTCGACGCGCACGTCCCACTCGCGCAGCGCCGGGTCGGCACTGCTTACGACGATGAGCTGCGAATCGGGCACGTCACCGGCGCTGAACGGCCGCCTGAAGAAGAACGTCCGGTTCTCTTCAAAGCCGTAGTTCCAGTCGACCGTCGCGGCGACCTCATCCATCACCTGCCGCCGCGTGGTCGGTTCGCTGATGCAGAGCTGTTCGATGATGTAGCCAGTATCGTCGCAATCCGTCTTGTCGATGTCTCCGCCGGTCACCGGGCGCGCGAGGTTCATCATCACACGCTCTGGCGTCACATCGTCACCGAGGGCGGAGCCGTAGACCAGTATCTTGGTGATGTCGACCCCGAACGGGCGGTAATCGGTCTCGATTCTCTCTCCGACAAGGTAGCGCATCAGTCCTCGTTGTCCACTATCTGCTCGAGCTGGAAGACGAGAGAGGCGGCTTCCGATGTGATGTTGAGTTCGTTGCCAGAGTAGAGCACATAGGAGTCATCCTCGCTCCATGTGCCCTCCAGCGTGCGATGCTTGTTCGGACTGCCGGGCGTGGAGAACAGCTTGAGCTCAAGGCTCGGGTTGATGAGCTTCGTGTCGATGCGACACTTGACGATGCGCGCCGCCTCGATAGGCACGCCGAGTGGATACCACCAGGCGCGCGTGTTAGCTCCCTTCGGCACTTCTATGTCGTGCATGGCGTACATCGCCAAGATGGGGTCGGCCGAATCTGGGTCGATCACCTCGGTCGTGAAGCAGTCCGCCCAGCGCGACGCCTGCCCTGTTTCCCAGTGCGTCATGTCGCTGTCGACGTAGTTGCGCACGAAGGCTTCATCATCCTCGAGCGCGCAGATGAAGCCGCCGCACTCCAGCCTGAGCGTGTCGGCCTCATGCGGCACGGCGTCTGGATCGTCGACGCGCCCCTCCCAGAGCACGAACCCGTCCACCGGGTCGCGCAGCACGATGTCTGAGTCGATGCGCTCGTCCTGAGCATCGTCGCCGCGCGGCACGCTCATGATGACCGACGCCGCCGTGAACCCGCCGCGGCGGTCGATCTCGAATGTCGCGTCGATGATGTCGACGCCGCTCATGAGCCGGTCACCGGTTCGGGCCACATCTCCCAGCGCGGCACGTAGCTGCCGTTGAGCAGGAACTCAGGCGCGGGGTTGGAGCCGTTCGGCTCCACGAGAATGAACAGGTTCTCGCCCTCAAGCCCGAGCTTGAGCCCGTGCCCACGGATGCGCCGTGCGGCTGGCCGTGCTGCAGTCGGCGCCTCGGTCGTGGCGTACTCGTGGTCATACATCCAGCCGAAGCGGACGTACTCGGTCTCCTCATCGTAATCGTCGTAACGCAGCCACCCAAGGTCAGACGGAAGGCACAGCACGGTGTCGACGTAAGCCGCCCCATCGCGAGCTCGAGCCCAGATGCTCGGCCCATCGTCGGACCCGTTCATCCACGGCCCCAGGTCGACCCACTCCCAGCGCGGCTGCAGCAGGTAGCGCGAGCGCGGGTCACGTGCCCGTCGGTTTTCCTGTCGGCCCTGCGAGATCCAGCAGTTGTCCACGCCTGACCCGCCCGAACACTTGGCCCGCGCGAACAGGCGGTAGCGTCCGGTCGGCAGCTTCGCCTGGTCGACGATGCCGTACAGCATGCGCCACTCGGTCGTCACAGCCGAGCGCAGCCGCATACAGTCACCGCGCGGGTTGATTGCTCCCTCCTCAAGCTCCCAATCGCCCGGCTCGGTCGCATCTTCGGCCTCATAGAGGTAATCGCCGGTTACGGCGCCGCTGTGCGTCACCGCGGCCAGCACCATCTGGATACCGACGTTCTCGCCTCCCCAGCCGCGCGTGATGGTGAAGTCGAGTGGCATCGGCGCCTGCCCGTCGAGCGTGCCGACATCGACCAGCACCGGACTGGTCAGATGGCTCGCCGTCCAGAGCGTATCGCGCTCACCGTAGACCCACGGCTCGGCCACCAGCTCGACCGTGTAGATGCCGACGAAGGCGCGGTCCCAGGCGTAATCGAACTCAGCGATCGGCGTCTCGTTGTGGAGCAGTCTCAGGACCGCGGGGCGGGTCGCGCCGCGCGGCGTGATGGTGAGCGTGTTCGTCGGCTTGGCAAGCTCGGCGCGCAGCTCGTTCTCGGCGCTGATGAGCTCGTCCTTGGTCGACGCCTCGAGCTTCACCTTGAACGACGGATGACGCAGCGCACTTGTGCGCAGTCTCACTTGCGTCTGCACGTCGGCATAGGGGTTGTCGGTCTCCTCGGCCGTGCGCGAGACATGGCCCCAGTCGGGCAGCGGCATGACCACGAGGTCTTCAAGGTCGCCCAGCTTGGCCTGCAGGTACTCAGCCATCAGGCGGCCCCCTTCATCAGCCGCGCCACGTCGCGGCCCATCTCGCGGCTGACCATGTCTGTTATCGCCCGCGAAGCGTCGCGGCTATTGCCGACGAACGTGTTGCCGGTCACGTTGACGACCACGGTCGGCACGGCCTTGCCCTTGTCGAGCGGCGTGACCAGCTCGGTCCCGTGCAGGAGCGCGAGATAGCCCGACCGCGGCCCGCTCGCGACGCCGCCCTCAGCGAAGCCCGCCAGCCTGTTGTACAGCGGCGCGCCCGGACCCCAGTACCACGGCGCCTTCGCTTGCGCCGCGTAGGTGCCGGCCTTGCCGATGCCGGCCTTCTTCATGTAGTAGTTGTACTTCGCCGAGCCGCGGCCGTACTTCTGCGCCAGCTTCTCCTCAAACGCCGCCTCCGTGCGCTTGCCGGCCTCGCCCTGCTGCCGCGCCTGCGACATGGCCGCGATCATCTCCTGCGCCGCCTCGCCGGCCTGCATCAGCTTGTTGGCCGTGAAGTCGATCGCGAAGCCGAGCCCGATCATGCTGGCGATGGTGCCGACGCTGCTTGAGCCGATCGTGGTGTTGAGGCGCGCGAACCGTCCCGATGTCGTGCGCGAGGCAGTGCCGACGTACTGCAGCGGCGGAGCGGCGCGCACCGAAGCCGTGCCGACGCGGCCCATGCCGGTGCTCGCGACCGCGGCCGTCGTGTTGAGGCGCGCCACGCTGCCGGTCGCCGCGACCGACGATGCGCGGCCCAGGGCTGCGACCTGTCCCGCTGATACGGTGGACGCACGCCCCAGATTAGCCACCTGGGCACTGCCGGCGCCAGCGCCGCCGCCCTTGAACAGTCCGATAGCGGTCTGCGCGCCACGCGCCACCTTGATAGCTGCGCCGGCTACCAGCAAAGCGCCAGCGATCTGCGGCACGTAAGGCATAATGGGTTTGATGTCCTTGAGAAGCTCGCCGAGTCTCTCGATCATTGGGGTAAGGGCGGGCTCGACATTCTCGGCGATAGCAAGCTGTAGGCCGAGCCATGCTAGATCGAGCTCACGTTGCGCGGCCATGGCATCGTCATAGTTCTTGAGCTGCTTGTCACCCCAGACGAGCCCCATCGACTCGATCTTCTTATTGAGGTCGTTGATCGTCTCTTCTGACTGACTCAGCCATCCGGTCAACGCGCCACCGCCGCGGCCGAACATCTTGAGCGTGATGGCCGTCTTGGCGGTCGCGTCGCCCATCTGCGAGATGGCGTCACGCACCTTGAACAGAATGTCATCGGCATTGAGCGTCCGCAGGTCGGACAGGCTGATGCCGAGGCGCTCGAATGAAGCGATGGCCGTCTTGTTGCCCATGCGCGCGGCGTCGATGTTGCGCGACAGGAACTTGATCCCGGCAGCGCCCGTCTCAGCGTCGACGCCGTAGCGTCGCCACTGAGCGGCGAGACGCGAGGCGCCGGCAGCCTGCATCCCGGTCATGCGCGTGATCGTCTTTACGCCCTTGCCGTAAGTCTCATAGGTCTTCACGGACTTGCCGACCACGGCGGCGAGCGCTGTCCCGGCGCCGAGAGCCATGTTCGCGCCCTTGTCGAGCCGTTTGCCCCAGCGGTCGGCGTCCTGGCCAGTGGCGCGCATCTCATCGCGCGTCTTCTTGAGCGCACTCACGGCGCCGGTGGCATCGCCACGCACGCGGACCAGAAGATCGTAGGCGTTAGCCATCAGGTCACCCTCGCTCCCAGCCTGCGAGCGAGCTCAAGGAACGCCTCTCGCCCGGTCTTGCGCTCAGGCTCACGACGCATCGTGTCGGGCATGAAGTCATCGAAGGTAACGGGCTTCGACTTCGCCCCGCGGTGCGCGTTGACGAGGATCGCTGCGAGCATAGCGGCCCGCACGTACTCGCCCCGCTCTCCGAACGGCTCCATGCGCTCATAGAGCATCCACTCCGTCAGCTCCTCACTCGTCGTCCGCCTGAGCAGTTCGCTTACCGTACATCCCAGTGCCAGAGCGAGCCGGTGGTAGAAGCGCCGCTCCGGCCGTTTCAGTTTCCCGCCAGCCGCTCCGCGTCGCTCGGGAGCAGGCCGGCCAGGCTGGCCCCGACATCGTAGAGCCGGTCCAGCACGCTCGCGCTCTTGCCGGACAGCAGTTCCACGTCGTCATCAGAGAACAGTCGTTTCCCGTCCGCATCGCACAGGATGCGGACCAGGAACTTGGCGTGGAAGTTGCGCGGGTCGACGCCGCTGGACGGGTCGGAGCGGTCTCGCAGGATAGAGCTCTCGAATGAGTCACGCTCCTCTCCCGTCATCGCCTTGAGCCGGACCGTGCAGCCCCACTCAGGCACATGCACGTCCTCATGCCGCAGATCGTCAGCGGCCAGGATGAGGTCGCGCGTGCCCTGCTTCTTGGCTGCCATCAGGAGCCGCTCCCGGTAACCGTCATGAGCACGTCTCCGGTGACGCGCAAAGTCACCTCGGCCGTGACCGCCTCATCGATGGGGAAGTCCATCGTCGGCTGCGTCTTGACCAGGGCCGCGAAGGCGAGCGTCATGGTCGGCGTGGTCGGGTCGTCCTTGATCTGGAAGTTGGTGGGCTCGTCGTCCTCGGCCGCGTCCCAGAGCGCCTTGTGGATGGCATTGCCGGGGATCCAGTTGATCGGGAACGTGCAGTCGCCGTAGTCCTTGAGCCCCATCAGGTACTCTTTGGCGGTCGAATCGTGCGAGGTCACGTCGATCTCTTCGCGCTCTCCTGACGGGCTCGTGATGTCGCCCACCTCGGGCACGCGCTGGAACGTCTCGGGCGTCGACCCGTTGCCCATGTAGAGGCTGAACGGATGGCTGCGGATTGCCTGAGTCTGGGTCATGTCGCTCTCCTTAGTCTGTGCTTGTGGTCCAGAACAGCGCGTCGATGATGACGCGGTGCAGGCTGGTCTCCGGGTCGGGCAGGTCGTTCTCACTCTCCACCGTGAAGCTGGCCGCGCGCACGGCGGTCTTGACCGCATCGGCCACCGCATGCGCGAGCGCATAGGCCGAGTCCTCGCCGTCAGGCTCGGCCCAGCAATCGATCTGGACCCGCGGACGCTCCCAGCCGGCCAGCCCGTCGTGTGACACCGGCGCGTCACCGAGCGAGACCTGCCGGTAGACGATGCAGGGGAACAGCGCCGCGATGGAGTTCGGCTCCGACTGCGGCAGACGGCCGGGATAGATGCGTCCGTCGACCATCGACAGGAGCGCGGCGTCGGCGCACAGTGCGTCGTATGCCTGCTGTACGGCACTCACCACTTGCCCCCAGCGATCTCGCGGCGCACGATCTCGGACACCTGCGAGCGCGTCGCATCGGCGGCCGGCACCAGATAGGGCTGCGCGGGCGTGTTCACCGTGCCGAACTCGACATAAGCGCCGTAGTCGACGTGCGGCCCCACGTCGGCGCCCATCGGGATCGGGTCGACGCTGATCGAGCCACGCAGCGCCCCAGTGTCGACCGGCGCGCGCAGCTTGGCCTCGCGCTCGATGATGTGAGCCCCCTTGACGCAGGCCCTCCCAACGACCTTCGGATAGGCTGCGATCGTGCCGCTGATATCGGCCATTGCCTTGTCTGCGCCCAGTATCTTGAAGTCGAGTCCGCTCATGCCCCGACCTCGGAGAGCTCCAGCATCAGATACGCGGCCGTCTCGCGCGGCTCGCCCATGATGGCAAACTCGCGCGGACGCACGAGCGTCTTGCCGAACCGCTCCAGCACGCGGAAGCGGTCGCGCCGCGTCACGTCCGTGCCGAGCGGCAGGCGGGCGCGACCGACCATGACCGAGTAGGTCGGGTCGAGAGTGGCACGCTCCGTCGCGCTCAGGAAACTGAACATGCAGGGGATGCGCTCGCCGGCGACGTAGGACTCCACAGGAGCCCCGTAGGAGTCCTCTGTCGTCTCGCAGCGCATCACTTGGCCTATGTCCCTCATCTCGCTCTCATAGGCCCGCTGAGCGGCTGTGAGTGCGTCAGGACGCAGGCGCATCGCTCTCGTCCAGTCCCGGCGGCGGCGAGGTCGCGATGCGCACCGGCGAGGCGTGCGACCGTGCCCGCCAGCGCCGCGCTTCCGCCCTGGCGTGCTGGTATGCCTGCGAGCGCGCCAGTGATGCGCCGTCCACGTTGGCATCGACCTCCTCGATCAACCCGGCTGCCTTCTCATCCCACACGTCGGCAGCCGCGGCGGCGAAGTCGTAAGTGTCCGCCCACGTCTCATCGCCGGGGTCGCGTCCATCCGCGTCACGTAGCGGATGCGCCTCGATGTAGTCGGCCAGCGCGCGGTCATCGTAGGTGTCCGCGGTCGGCTCTGCAGTCATGCGCCGCAGACGCGCTATCTGCTCGTCAGTCGCGCTCATCGGCACCTCGGCACGGTCAAGCTCACGCCCGGCTGCGTGCCGGACGCTCGCGATGATTACGCCCTCAGTCTGACGTGGATGAGCGGCGTGGTCGTTACCGACTTGAGGTGCGACGCAGGACGGCGAGCGTGGCGACGATCTTGTCGATGCGCCAGCCGTAGGCATCGCAGAAGCTGTCGACGGCCTCAGCCACTCCAGGCGTGAACTGCATGCCGTAATCGTGCACGGCCATGACATCAGTGAACGGGGCGAAGCCCTCCAGGTCAGCGAGACATTCGTCCAGGTCATGGCCTCCGTCGACGAAGACCAGCGCGAGCGGGAGCATCCACGAACGCACCACCGCCTGCGAGTCGCCCTCGATGATGCAGACGTTGGTCGCGCCCGCAGCGGAAAGATTGCCGGCAAGACGGCTCGCGCTGGCCGGCATCTCCGGGATCGGTGACCAGAGGAAGGCGTCTATCGCGTAGATGGTCGACCGCGGCGCGGCCAGCGCCAGCGTGGCGGTCGATGCCCCATAGCACGAGCCGATTTCGAGTATCCGCTCACCGTCGGCATCAGCGGCGAGGCGCGCCAGCTCGGCCAGTTCATCCGGCTGTACGTAGGACGGGATGCCATGCACCGTGAAGCGCGCATCCTGGTTGAAGTCAAGACAGGCCATCGATGTCGCTCCCCAGTCTCCATAGCCCCAGATAGCCGGGGTTGAACGGCGCGTTCGGGTCGAGTTCGTCCTCGGGAAGCAGGAGCCAGGGCCACGGAAGGCAGAACGGCTCCGCTTGCAGGTTCATCCGCCGCCAGCCGCCGGTGGCGATGTCGACGTTGGGGAAGTGCCACGGGTAGGTCGTGGCCAGCAGCCAGCTCGCCCCACAGGCACGGAAGTTGTCGAGCGCGTTCTGCGCGTCGGTGAGCGTCAGGTGAAAGAGTACCGTCCGGCAGATGATGAGGTCACAGGGCGGCAGGATGTCGAGCGTGATGTCGAGGCAATCGAAGCGCCGCCCGTCGCCGGCGTGCTCGCGTTCCAGCGTGGCGACGAGTTCGGGCACGATGTCGACGCCGACGTACTCTACCTGAGCCTCGACGTGCTGCATCCAGTTGAGATCCCCGCAGCCTGCATCGAGCACGCTCTTGGCCCCGAGCACATCGAAGAGCCACGGCAGGCGTTCGCGCACCGACTGCGTGCGCCCCATCTCCGACCCTACGCCAGAGCGCGTCTCCGCGCTGGCCCAGTGGTTCTCGCGGTAGATGCGAGAGAACACGTCAGCCTTGTTCATGATGCTCCATCCACTCGCGACGTGCCGCGCCCGTACCAGTGGAAGACGGCCTCGGCCTGGTTTGCGTGCGGCGCGTTCCATCCCACCGGCAGGACCATCAGTCGCACCGGGTTGTTGTAGACAGCGCGCATGAGCGCGAGCTGCTCATCCCATTGTGCGAATCGCAGCCATTCGTCGGCCCACGCGGCGAAGACGCGGCGCATCGCCTCCCCCTGGCGCCAGAAGATCACGCCGCTATTCCAGTAGGGGAGCGCCAGCGTGCCCCACCTGTGCTCCGTCCAGCGCGCCTCACGACGGCTGTGATACCACCCGGCGCGCGGCTTGTTGTAGAGCTGACTGGCGAGCTGCGACGGATGCTCGGCGATGCACATGTCATAGCGGTCGAGCGCATCGAACGCATCGTCAAGCGGCCCGACCACTTTGCAGTCTGTGTCGAGATACAGCACCTTGTCGGCCTCGACGTACTCGTGCAGGAACGGTTTGACGCGCCCCGCCCTGAACTGGAAGTTGTGTCCGCCCGCCTCATCGAATGGCGAGTCTCCCTTCCACGCCTTCCACTCGCAGCCCGGCACCGGCTTGTCGCCCACGCAGACGAGCGGATACGGCGTCGACTCGGACAGCTTGGCGGCTTCGGCGCGCGCCTTCTCACCGAACGCCATGCAGACTATGGCGCGGCTCACTCGCGTACCTCGAGCGCGAACGACAGGTCGAGCAGCCACGTCTTCGCGTCCTGCGGCTTCAGGCCGGCACGCGCGAAGTAGGCGCGTTCGTCATACTTGAGCATGCGCGGCGCGGTGGCGGCCTTGTACGGATACGGCACATGCGCGGCCACGCAATCCCACCCGGCCAGGAGCGCACGGAAGGCAGGCTCGAGCGATCCGGTCAAGCGCACGCCAGGACCGAGGTGAGCGATGTACTCCGCCTCTCTGACGTCGAGCGCCGCCTCGCCGTGCCATAGGAGCACGTCGGCGATGGTCGCCTTGTCGACGGTCGCAACCGCGCAACCGGGCGGGAGCGGCTCGGGGCGCAGGGGCGGCAGCGCTTCGCCGGCGACAAGCTCGGGCAGGTGCGCGATGACGTGCGCGGCACGTTCGGCAGACTCGCCCATGTAGGGGAAGACGGACAGACTGTAATCCTCCCTGCGCTCGCGCATCTCCTTGGGCTCGTCTATAGCCGCGCGGATGGCATCGGCGAGCTCTTCCGGCTCATCGCAGGATGGGCCGATGTCGGAGCAGTCCCAGAAACGCAGACCGTGGTCGACGCCGCGCCGATACCAGGGTGCGTTCAGGACGACCACGGGTCCGGCCAGTGCAGCGAACTCATATAGCGTCGAGCTGGCATCGTTCACGTACACGTCGGCGCGACGGCAGACCTCGTCGAACGATTCGATATATTCGAGCCCGAGCTTGTCGGCCAGCTCGCGCGAGCGTCCTGCGATGCGCGGGTGACCGTGCATGACGAGATTGAACTGGCGCGCGATCTCGGGCAGCACGCCCTCGTAATGCGACATCGCAGAACGCGTCTCAGGCGCGACCAGACAGTCCCAGTGGAACGAGACGCAGACGACCGGCCCACTCTTGGCGCGCCTCGTCCGCTTAGCCTTGCTCATGCCGTCCAGCTTGGGACAGCCCACGACGTGCGAGCGTGCGTCGTGGAAGGTCCGCAGATTACGGCGCTGAGTCCAATCGTTGACCTCACAGAACAGCGAGACGAAACGCCGGTCATGCGAGCCGCCAGCGTAGGACGGATGCACGTTCGAGAAGCTGAACCCGGCGCCATGTTCGAACATGATGAGGTGACGCTGCGACTTGGTGCAGCGGCTCATATCGGCATAGGCGGACGTGACGATCGGCCCGTCGCCGGCGGCGAGTTCAGACAACGGTGCGGGTTTCACGCCGCGGCTACGTGCGTGCGACGCGAGCTCGTCAGGGACACAGAAGAGCCCCCGCTGGTCCAGTGCGGACCAGACGGGGGCGATGTGGTCGATGTAGTGCGCTCGCGTCGCGAAGAAGTCGACCGGCAGGCCCGCCGACTGGGGCGAGCCTGCCGGACTCCAGCGTGGCGGCCGTCGCACTTGGCGCGGCCTCGACTCAGCTACCGCTGCCGGACGAAGGCAGGAGCACGCCGATCGGGAAGTGGTCGGCGCCGGTCTTCGTCTCCAGCATGTTCGCCGGACGCGGAGAGGCCCAGCCGAGACGCATGACGGCGCGCAGCGCGACCATGTCCTGCTCGGCCAGGTTGTACAGCACGCTGCCCTGACCGTCGGTCAGCGTCGCCTCGGAGAGCACCTTGTAGGTGATGTCCTGCCGGATGGCATAGACGAGCTGCTTGAAGTCGCCGGCCAGCATGAGCGCCACATCAGACGGCAGCGCGCCAGTGGTCGAGAACGAGATCGGCACACCGTCGATCATGTAGACGGTCGCGCCTTGCACGCCCTCGCGCTTGAAGATCGGCTGTCCGTTCTCGTCACGCAGGCCGCGGAGGTTGCTCTTGAGCGGCACCGCGCCCATGGCTGCACTGACGATGTAGCCGTCGGACTCCACCTTGGCGAAGACGCCGTTCTCGCTGAGGATGTCATCGTAGATGTCCTCCCCGGCGCCGAGTGTGACCGCGTTGCCGGAGTTGATCGCCTGTGTGACGAGGCCATCCGGCCAACTGTCAGGCTTGTTCGTGCCGCGTGCGATGGCTGCGTCGATGGCATAGCCGAACGCCTCCACGAGGGACGGCTTGATCTGACCCCAGATGTCGTAGGAGGCGTCGTCGACGAACTCCTCAGGGATCGGGATGATGACGGCCAGTTCCTCGGCGGTGATGTATTCGTTGTCCCACGCGACCCGTGACGTCGGCTTGGTGCCGGGGGCGCTGGTGTTCTTGGCGCCGCTCACGAATGAGGCGTTCGGCAGGGCGGTGATCACGCGGATCTTGGTCTGCTTGGCGCTCATGTCGGGCAGCCGCTTCATCAGCGGCAGGAACTGCGAGCCATCGCTCACGATGTTGGTGATGATGTCTGCGCTCACCTCTTGGTCGATGAGGGCGGCGGCATCGTTGGCAGTGATGAAAGCCATGTCCTTGTACTCCTCTTCTCAGACCACGGTGCGACCCGCGGCCTCGCGGATGTGCCTGTTGATAGCATCCGACGCTGACGCCGCCGGCCCGCCTCCCGCGGAGCCTTGCGTGGCGCGTACGTCGGCCACATGCGGGCGCGCGAAGAGCTCAGGGAACTTGCTCTTCACGGCTTCGATGTCCGGCTTGCCGCGCTTGTCGAAGGCGTCGATCTCGCGGGCCGCGAGATAGGCCAGCCGCAGGTTGGTACAGCCTGCGGAGTGCGCAGCTTCGTAGAAGTCGCCGCGACGCGACTCCTCTTCAGCCCGTGTCGCCAGCGCGTCGAGTTCGGCCTTCGCCTCGCCGGTCGCCTTGCCGGCCGCGTCTCGCAGCTCTGCGGCAAGGTCAGCGTTCCGTTGCCGTTCGCTCTTCAGCGCCGACTTGAGGCCCGCGGTGTGCTGCTCATAGAGCGACTGCACATCCTCGGGCTGGCCGGCGAGCCAAGCGGTGAAGTCGGCCGGCGGCGTCTTGCCGTCGTCCTTGCCTTCCGCGTTCGGCTCCTGGGTTGTCTTATCGTCAGGCATCCCGCCTCACCTCGTTGTCGGCGGCGTCTCGCCGCGTTTGGATATGAGTCTGCACGCGGCCGGGCGTGCGCTCGTTACCAGATGTTCAAGCGCCGACCAGGTCGCCCACATTGGCCGGCACGACCGCGCCTCCCCATATTGGGTCGTCAACGCGCGTCCACATGTCAGACCACGAGGCAGCGCCGGAGTCATAGAGCTCCAAGCGACCCGGCCCCATGATCTGCTCCTGCGTGGCTTCGTCCTGCTGGTTGAACCAGTCTTCGCCGCGGGATTGGAAGGGCTCCTGTTCTGGTAGTATGGGAGCGGCGGTGCATCGGCAGTTGTGCACGACGATGCCGTCGGCGAGATACCAACCATCCGGAGTCTGGAGGTCATACACATGTCCCGTATGGCGAGTGATCGTGAGGTCGACGACGCGGTCAAGATGTACGTCGAGGGAACTAGCCTCGACAACGCCGCCCGCGCCTGTCATGTGAGTTACAAGCGCCTCGCGGATGTCCTCGACGCTCGGGGCGTGCGCCGCACCCCTGCCGAGTCCAAGACCATCTGCGCGGAGCGCACCGCCGCGGCAGCTCGCGCGCGCCTGCCTCTGCCCCTTGACGAGCTGGCCGCGCGGTACGTGGGCGGCGAGCCTGAGAAGTCCCTCGCTGGTCGATACGGAGTGTCCCGCAGTGTGATAGCCGCTCGTCTGCGTGCGCTCGGCATTACGCGGCGTGGTCGCAGTGAGGCTAACGTCCTGCGCATGGCGGCGATGGGCGCAGAGGGACGCCGCCGCGTCACTCAGGCGGCGCATGACGCTGTGCGCGGCAAGCCATTGACAGACAGGCATCTCGCCAGCCGCGCTCGCGGCAAGCAGCGGAACGGGAGCCACGCGACCGAGCCCGAGCGATGGGTAGCTGCTCGCCTTGCCGAACGTGGCTTCGCTGTGACGCTTCAGAAGGCGATCGGACCATACAATGTCGACCTTGCCATTGAGGGAGCGTCCATCGCCGTGGAACTGTTCGGGGGAGGATGGCACGCTTACGGAGCGCACGCCGCCCGTCATCGCGAGCGCTGCGAATACATCCTCAACCACGGCTGGCATGTCGTCATCGTCTGGAGCAAGGCATCGCGCCACCCGCTCAAGGGGACCGGAACTGACAAGCTCGTCACCCTGCTTGAGCGACTGAGCGGCGACCCATCCGCGCCGCGTGAGTACCATATGCTGCGGGGTGACGGTAATCCTGCGCCCAAGACGCGTTCGTATCTCAACTGCCGGCCCTTCGTACCGGGCTCTGGTAGCGGCAAGCACGCTGGTCGCGAGCACATCCGTACCAGGTAGCAGGCATGCAGGATGATCGTCAAATGTCTGCTCCGTCTCGAAGACCTCGCCGTCGGCGGCAAGGCAGCCGATACACGCCCTGTCGTCGAGCGACGCGATTCTCTGGTATCTCGTCACGCCGGCGGCGATGTACTGCGCCTGTGATGCGGTCCTGAAGCTGCGCAGCTCTTCTGTGCGAGCGACCAGGAAGGCGCGGTCAAGGCCGATAGACGACGCGTTTCGCATGTTGCGCGCCGTTACTTTCGGGTTCAGCCCCAGCGCGACGCCCTTGACGAGCTCGCCGCCGATAGCGTCGACCGTCGCCGGGTAGGCCTCGGCGAGCAGCGCCGACAGCGGAGACCCGTCGCCGGCGTACCCGACCATCGCCATGACGGCGTCCGCGCCGAGAGCGTCGAACGTGCCCGTGATGCCGGCCGCGCGCAGCAGCTCCTGCGCCTGCACGACCCCCATCTGTGCAAGCTCAGCCTGTCGCGCGCCGATAGCGTCGAGCGTCCACGAGTTGAACCCGGCCAGCTCGCGCAGCAAGGCCGCGTCAAGCTCACGCCAGCGCTCGAGCCGGTAGATGCGCCCGATGGGGATGTCCTTGCCCTGGGCGGCCATGCGCGTGACCTGCTCGGCAAGGACAGTGATCTTGTCCGCCAGCGCGCGCTCGACGCTGAGATAGCGCCGTGCCATCTCGAGCTGGTGCGCGCGCTCCCCGGCCAGCAGTCCGGCCTTGAAGCGCTGCGCGACCTTGACGACGGCAGGAGCCGCCACGGCGTCAGCCCACGGCCGGGATGTCGCGCACGACGACGAGCGTGCCGGTGGCGAGCGTGATGATGTCGCCGTCGGCCTGCGTCGCTTCGAGCTCGTAGAGCTGCCGCGTGATCGACAGCGCGCTCGTCTGTTCGTGCGTGAGCGAGAACATGACCAGATAGCCCGCCGGAGTGGTCGACACGCTGGCCGCGCTCCATGTCACTTGCGGCGACTTGAAGCGGACCACGCACCCGGCCTCGTCAAGATGCAGCGCGTGCGTCTCGTCTGCGACCGTGAAGAGCAGGCCGCGACCGTCGGCTGGGTCGTAATCGTCGCCGGCGTGCAGCGTGACCGTGCCGGACTCAGCGACCGGGCTGGTGACGACGACGCTGCCGGCGCCGAGCGCACTGAGCGCGGCGGCAAGAGCCGGCAGGAGAGCCCCTGCCGTACCGACATCGTAGTTGCCCGGCACGTCGGCGGTCCACGGGTCGCCGGCGATACCGGCCGCTGTGAGAGCGGCGCCCGTGCTGCCTGCGACGTTGTGCGTGTCAAGCGACTCATCCCACACTGCCTGCGTCACGTCATCGGCGCTGGGGAGCGCGTTGACGCTGGCCTGACTGGCGGCCGATTTGGCGGCGTCATAGCTGCCGTGCAGGGTGAACCCCGCCTTGTCCGTCAGCGAGCGCACAGCGGCGCTCCAGACGGCTGTAGCGGCGTCTGACGCGAGCGTGCCGAAGCTGGTCAGCGTGCGCGCACCGGCGGCCCAGACTGCGGTGGCTACGTCGGCCGCTGTCGGGACATCACCCTTGGCTGCTGGAACGGCGGGCAGGTTGTCCGTCTTCGCCTTGATGGCGGTCACGTCGTCCGCGTTCGACGGCGTCGGCGTGAAGGCGAACGCGCTCAGCGTGCGCACCGCCGCGCCCCAGACCGCCGTCGCGACGTCCGAGACGAGGGTGCCGAAGCTGCTCAGCGTGCGCGTGCCCGCACCCCAGACAGCAGTGGCGATGTCGCCTGTGGAGGGCGGCGCGGTGTAGCTGTCGGCCTGCAGCGGAGTCCCGACCGTGGCCGCCTTGGCGACCGTGGCATCTTTGGCCACGGTGGCGTCCTTCGCGACCGTCGCATCCTTGGCGACTGTTGAATCGAGTGCGAGCCCATGCCCGCCGGCGAGCGAGAACCCGGTCTTGTCGGTCAGGCCGCGCGTCTCGTACTCCCAGACCTCTTTGGCAGTCGCGCCGCCGGCTCCGGCGCTGGTCAGCTCGCGGGTCTCGTACTCCCACACCGCCTCGGCGTTGTCTTCGGCCGACGGCGGGCTGTCGTAGCTGTCGGCTGCCAGACGGCTGGAGACGGCGGCGTCGAGGCAGTCACCGAGGATCTGCCCGGCGGAGCCGGAGGCGTAGCTGCCCGGCACTGCCGTCGCCCATGGGTCGCCTGCCGATCCCGCTGCGGCGAGCGTCTTGCCGGCGCTGCCGTCGTCGGTGTGACCGGAGAGCGCCTCGTCCCAGACGGCATCGGCGACGCTTCCGGCGCTGGGCGGCGCGCTGTAGGAAGCCGCGGCCAGTCGGCTTGCCACGGTCGCGTTCAAGTTGTCACCCACGATCTTGCCGGCCGTGTTGGCCCCATAAGAACCGGGTATTTCCGTGGCCCACGGGTCGCCGCCGGTGGCTGCCGCGGCGAGAGCTTCGCCGGTCGAACCATCGTCGTCGTGCGCTGCGATCGCTTCATCCCACACCGCGTCGGCCACGTCGGCGGCACTCGGCGCGGCGCTGTATGACGCTGCCGCAAGGCGAGTGGAGACAGCCGCGTCAATGCGCCCGAGCTCTGTCCCGAGCTCTGTGCGCACCTGACCGGCGACAGCCTCCTTGGTGGGCGGCGTCGTGTAGTCTCCGGCCTGGAGCGGACTGCCGACGGTCGCTGCCTTGGCCACGGTCGCGTCCTTCGCCACGGTCGCGTCCTTGGCCACGGTGGAGTCGAGCGCGAGCCCGCTTTGCAGTTTCGTCACTGCGCCAGCGGCCACGGCGTCGGCAGAGACGGCGTTGTCTGCTATCGCCTTCACGTCGGCGGGCACGTTGCCGGTCACGTCGCCAGACGCCAGGGTCGCAGGCACCTTGCCGCCGGATGCGTTGATCTGGCCCGCGCCGGTGCCGACCGAGACCTTCATCGCGTCGCCCGCCTGGGCGGCGGTCTTGGCGGCGTTGTAATCGGAGTGCAGGGTGAATCCTGCCTTGTCGGTCAGGGCACTGGTCTCCGCGCCCCAGACGGCGGCCGCGTTGCTGGCCGCGCTCGGGATGTCACTTGCGGCGGCGATAGTGGACAGCGGCCGCTGGTTT